CCAAACCAACCAACATAGAGACGGTTTTCAGTGGACGTTACCCAGGAGCAAAAGTTTTCCCAGGAAGATTGTTGCCTTTTTTGTGAAAGAGTTGTCATTTTGAAATGAGAGTAAGTATAACTGCAGGGAAACAGTGTTAGTAGTATTCCTCCAACACCCTCAGATGGAGGTATGAGAGACTGTTATTTAATGACGCTGTTTAGTCTCGGTGAGGCGTCAAATGTGTCGCTTTGTAACGACAACTTACTATATAGGGTTTTCCGTATCTTGTCAACCGTAATTGAAGGTGGACTCTAGGAAATCTGACATGTGGGGACATGTCTCGGCATACTCTAGCACACGTCGGTGCTTGTATGCCCACTCATCGACCTTGCGACGAGTAACAAGCTCTGGATACTGGAAGTATTCAGTGAGTCGCTTGTTGACAGTAGTATAACCAGATCCTGCAAGGATGTGGAGGACTGGTGTGTCACCATGTGTAATGGGTGAGTTGCCATTCATAATATACTGAATGACTTCATGGGTGCCTGTCAAATTATACTCTAAACCATCGCTGATGTAATTCCAGTATGGAGTGTCACGGCGACGACTGTAGTAGTAGTGTGCCTCTACAAACTCACGCCACCCGTCCATATGCTCACAGAGATTATGGTTGAAACGATCACGCTGGAATTGTCCAGGCAAAGGTGCCTCCTGTAGGAGGTCCATGAGAGCAAGGATGCCATGGTGTGTGTTGAAGAGACTTGTAGATTCTAGTGGTTCGATGAATCCAAATGAGAGTCCGATGGACACACAGTTACCTGTCCATGCTCTCTCATGCCTGCCGTTTTCAAACTTGATCAGACGTGCGTCATCGTAACCGAATTCTTTACGGGCATCCTCCTCGCTCTGAAACTGTGAGGAGAATACATATCCTCTGCTGATAAAGTCATAGGTAGGGATGGTCCACTGCCAACCAGCAGTCATTGCTTTGGCGTTGGTGTAGGGCACCATCTCTTCTTGACGATTGATATAATCAGTCTTAACTACGAGTGCTCTATCATTGATAATGGAAGAGAAGGGTTGCCACTTGCTAAGCGATCCTGCGAGCACTGCTTGCTGCCCACTACAGTCGATAAAGAGATCACCAAAAATCTTTTCTCCCCCGAGTTTGTATGGTCCACCTGTGACCACGACATGCTCGATGTTCCTTCCCTTAGTAGCAACAGACTTAACTTTACTATCAACCACCTTAAGATCCTTACAAAAGGTCCTTCGTAGGTAGTCGGAAAATGCTGCTCCGTTGATATGGAATGATCGGTCTTTTGCAAGGTCATAGGGCTCCAGAATATCTTTATTCAGTGGGAGTCGCCCTGCTTCTGCCACCGTCACGAATGGCATGAATACCTCCGAGAAGGGAGGTAGATTGTCTGGGTGAAATGCTTTGGCGAGCATCCACTCCTGAAATTTTACGGTTTGTAGGACAGATTGTCCATTGGGATAGTGAAATACTTCTCCTTCCTTGACGAAACCATCAAACCTTGAAGAGGATTTGAATGTTGCTCGTGCAGCAGGAAGGAATACTTCATCAGTGATCCCCATGTACTTGAGATACTGATTGATGTGTGGTGTCGTGCTCTCTCCCACTCCGATAGCATCACCACCATTGATCATGGTGATGTCCCAAGTAGGAAAGGTCTTGCAAAAAGCAGCGGCAGTCATCCATCCTGACGTGCCACCTCCAACGATTACGATACGCATTAGGTGTCTTTGGGTTTCTTGATTACTTTTTTCATCAGTTTAGCATACGCAACCTCTTGAGGCGTATACCATTCAGGATGTTTCTTTGCTTGTTTGATTAGTTTCTTGATTGCTTTTTTGTCGCTCAGATCTTTCATTTATACTTTGCCATCGGGAAAATTCCTTAAAGAGTTTTTCACCAACAAAAGCATAAAGGTCACCGTTATGGCGACCTAATTCTTCTTCCAGTTGTTGTTGCGTCGAAGGGACTTGAAGCATCCCGTTTGACACATAATAGTGACAGAACTCATACACTTCTCTATTTATGGGGATTCCCTCATGTATGAATGCAGTAAGGCAAATCTGCCTCTCTGCCATCTTGCCATCATCATAGCGCCAGTCATCAATCATGCGGGATCATCCTGAATTCTTTCTTGGTTTTGAAAGCCTCCTGCCCAGACTTACATAAATGCAGGAGGAATTGAGCTTTTGGTAGAGATAGATTAGAGTAGTTTTTTAACTTGATCCACTCTCCTTCCCAGTAAAACTCCAGACAATACATTGTCTCATCCAAACATCTTAAGTTTATTTAGATATTCGTATGCGTAGGTTTCACGGGCACCTTTAATACCCCAACCCAACCAGCGGTAGGCAGGTTTCATATAGTACGAGATGGTCTGACCCCCTCCTTGGAAGTAAGGGAGTTGACGTTGGAAGACACTCTCGTTAACCATGTAACGGAGTTGGCAGTTGAATTCAGAGGGGTCACAGAAATACTTCTTAGCAAACTTGCCAAGGTTGTTGTATCTGTTTACGCTGGTCCACTGAATGATGCCATAACCACCCCGATGACAATCGTGGTAAGGAACTCTAGCACCTCCCTCGCATATATTGGCAATGAAATTAGACTCCTGTCTAATGTTGCCAAGAATTGTAGCAATAGCATTTTTGTCGTTGATCTTTACGTCTTGTAAATACGCTACGACTTTCTTCTCCTCTGGTGTGCAGTCAACGCACTCCCATCTGCGCTCATAGATCTTAGTAGGTCTGAGTCCTGCTGCTTCAGATTTCTGAGGGGAAGAAGAAGCACATGCCATAAGCAGTGGCAGCATTGCTGATACCATTACAAGTGGTCTCATGTTTAGTCTATCCATAGTAGAAAGGGGTCCCGCAGGACCCCATTAGTATAGCGTATTTAGTTGTCCTGTCAAGATGGAGTGTACACTGGGACCATTGTCCCACCGCCCAAATCATCGTCATCACCGTCATCATCTGTGTCTGCCAGTAGCAGCATGAAGAAGAATGGAGTGAATATAAAAATTATGGTCTGTGCCCACTCTAAACTCATCACCAGAGACCTGGGATGATTTGTCCAGTGGTGGCATAGGTGCCCATTGCTGCAATGATACCGATCATTGCTGCCCATCCGTTGAATCTTTCTGCTTCAGGTGTCATGATTACCACACTCCGAAGAAGAGTTTGCCAGTGAAGGCATAGGACAGGAAGGCAGAGATGATGCCGAGCATTGCTAGGCGACCATTGAGTTTCTCTGCGGACTCGTTATGAGTTTCGTAAACGTCTGATTGCATGGCTTTCTTTACTTTAGGGTCAATGTACATTGCGGGCTCGTTGGCAAACATGTTGACCTGTCCGAGCTCGTTGGTTGTAACAGTCATTGTTAAGGTTTGTTACTGTATGTAACTATATATAACTTTTGTTAAGTTGTCAAGCCCCCTTGTCCAGAAACCTTAAGAAAATGTGATGACATCCTGACCTTGACCAAAGTCCAGGTTTACAGGACCCGCTGCGCCAAAGGTGTCGCTACTGATTGAGATGGTGTCACCACCTGCAGCACCAGTGATACCAGTGTCGATGTTTTGATAGTCGAAGTTGTCGTTGAGATAGATCGGACTGCTAGGGAATTCGATCTGTGGCACGTCATCAGCACATGCTTCAGTGATGGTCTGCAGACCAGTGTAGTGCCGCCACAACTCACTCAGGTGACTGCGGTTGAATTGGGGATCGTCGATCGCACTGTGCAATGCTTTCTTCAGTGCTTCGGTTGCTGCTGTTAGTTCTGCTTTCATAATTCCAATGACGGATTACTCCGCTAACGATAAAACAATTAGTGACAAGATAAGATACAAAAATGCAGGTACGAATACCTGCAATGTAGTTATCATAGGGTCCTGTCTTGTCATCAGAGAATGACCCTAGAGAGTACTTCCAGACTCTAAGTATATGCTGTAACGACATTCTTCACATAGGATGGCACACCATCGGGATCCAACCACTTGGTGTATTCAAAGTCTTCCATAGCATAATCAAGTTGAGTGCTATTGTCTAGGAGATACATGTCCTTATACTTGTCAGTATAGGAGTCTACCTTCTGGATACGGTAGTCTGGGAATCCATTCTCCAGCATCCCACACTGCACATAGCGGTAGGGGAAACGCTCAAGGAGGACGGTTACTTTTTTCATTGGCGTCTGAGTGTCTTCAGATAGTTTAGCACATCTTCCCGAATCCACAAGAGCTCGTGGTAACATTTCTGGGAATGAGCACATGCCCTGAGGTTTGAGTCGGGCTCCAACACGCTCTCAATAAAAATGTCTAGTCCTCTATTCCATTTGTCTTTTTGTGACTCCATGGGCACCTCGTAAACTTCAGTATTATTTAACCATCAGACAAAGTTAAACCATCCAGTGATGATCATCTTCTCTTGTGTATCAGATACTCTACCACGATGATGGAATGTCCAGTCTGCTGGCCAGATCACAGTGTATCCACGCTGCGCTGGGACATACTTCTGCTGGTGATACCATTCCGTGCCACCGTCAGGCACATCATTAAGATAAGTCATAAAGACTAGGTGACGGTATATGTTTCCAGGCAGAGCATTAGACCTTTCAGTATGCCACTGCTTGAATCCACCACCTTTAGGATACCACTGCATAGATAGTGGCTCCACTACTTGAAAACGCGAGGTCTCCGCAAAGGGAAACCTCACAAGGTATTGATTGAGGACGCCTTGAAGTGCCTGCATATAATTTTGCACTTGAGGACAGTTGAGTTGAAAGGGGACATGCAGATCAAGGGAGTCTTTATACTCCTTATCAACTGTCACATCTCCTTGTCTAAGCACCTGCCCTTCATGGAAATTCAAGACGCTTTGTTTATGCCAGAAATCTTCAAGACCAACAACAACGGATTCATCAATAAAAGCACCCCAGATAAAGTCACTACACTCATCATTTAATGGTGTGCATATGTTGTTCTTGTATAGTGTGATTTCTTCTTTAAGCATAAGATCCCGACCAGGGTAAAGTTTAGGTCATTTCCAGGACGCCATCAGCAATCATGTTATCAATGAGAATCGTATAGTCC